GTCTCAAGGAAGTCTGCCAGTGGTGCTTCCCCGCCCTTTAACTTCTTGGGACCTTTGACCCCAGAGATGGATGCGAACAGGTTAGGACCAATGGTCTTCTCGCCCTCAAACTGACGGTAGAAGGGGACATAGTCACTGTACCGGGTGAACTCATCAGCCTTGTCTTTGGACAGGACTCCAGTGTCCACAAGGAACTGCATAAGACCGTTATTGAACTTGATCCATTCCTTCTGGATCTGGACAAACTCAGGGTATTGCTGCTCCAGTTTCTGGGCGCGGGCAATCATGGCTGGGGTGTAGGCTTGCTCCCTGCCCTCAACCAACAGCCTTCTGCCTCGTTTAGACCCAGCCCAGAATTGGTAAAGCTGGTAGATGTAAGGATCACCGTATTTAGACAGCGGGGCAAAGATGGCTACAGGACCCTTGACCGTGTTGTTTAAATTGCTGACTGTGGTTACGCCGTTCTTGTAAACCGGGATACCGCCGACGCGGTCATGAACCCCAAGGGCAGAGGCAGTAAGACCTGCCCCAAGATCAGACATCAGGGCAGCAGCTTCGGCACTTTGGTCAGCCATGAGTTTTTTGCCACCCATCTGGCGAACCAATTCCTTGTCGTAGTCACTCATCCTGTTATATCTGTTAATGGCTTCTGCTCTAGCCTTTGAATAGACATCAGGATCGTTTAAAGATCTTGTTATTCTTTCAGCAAAATTTGATGTGTCGCGAGCAGTGGTCATCCGGTCTACATCTGCCCTCAATGCAGGGTCAGTGTTGTCCCGCAGGTTATAGCGGATGTCAGGGTTGTATTTGTCGAACGTGCCTACATTGCCAGTGGCAGACTTCAACTGCTCTGATTTGTAGACAGCAAGGTTCTTGCGCCCAGCTTCCATGACGTAAAAACTGTCGAAACCAGCATCTTTAATAAGCTCTTGAATTCTTGGTGATTCTATTGATCTCCATTCGCCAGTAATAATTTCATTTATTGGTAAAGCGTAGGTTGACTGTGCTTCTATTGCTCTAATATGATCGGGATTTGTGTAATCAAAAGGATTTTTTGCGCTGACGTAAAGAGGAATGATATTTGCGCGAGAAGCCAAATTATTGCGGGCTATTTCTAAATACTCATCAATAGGATCGGTTCCTTTCTTCTTCGCAATTTTTGCTCCTTCTTTTCTAAATTGCTCTATTTGTTTTTCAGTAAAAAATTCCCTTGGGTTACGCTGCATGTAGTTTTCAGACATCTCAGCGAAACTTCCAGCAAACTTAGGGTCATCTGTTACAAAAATAGCCCCGGCTTGTTTTGGACGAAACTCAGTAATGTCAGCAGCAGTCCCGTGGTACATGACCTTGGGCGTGCCATCTTCGTTGACTATCTTCGAGTCACCAAACCATTGTTTAAACTGTGGTGTATCCCGTAGGCTAAGTTTCTTTACGGGGATTGGGAATGTTTTAGTTGGTTCAGGCTGTGGTGGCTCTGCCGTTTTAAACTGATCCTGATCTGGGACAACGACGGTGTCTCCATCAGTCTTTGGATCATATTTAACAAAGAAGCCATCGGTCTTCTCTGTGGCGTTCTTCTCGCTTAATGTACCTGCCTTGTTGCGTAACCCAACAATGACCCCTGCACCCTCAGACTCTTCCTTCTCTTTGCTGTACTGGTCTAGGTAACGGGCATCGTACAGATCACCATCCAAGATGCGATAGGTCTTGCCGCTCTTCTCGTCTTTCAAAAACTTAGGCAGGGCAGACTTGCTTGAGAAAGCCATCGCCACATTGAAACCATTGTTTAAACGGTCCTTTACTGTCTCCCAGTTGTGGTCATACCTGCCAGCCTTGTTCTTGAAGAACACAGGCTTGCCGTCAACAATCTGACCAAATCCTGTGGAGGAATAGGTTAGGTGATGGTTGGGCGCAATAGAGTTGCTGTTTATCTTTGTGTAGTCATAGAACATCACATCCTTGTTACCGTCTATAACGCCACGGAACATGGACGGCTTAAAGTCCGACGTAACATTTAAACGCACAGCGGGCGCGTAGATGTCTTTGGCGATGTTCTCCATCTTCCCGGTTTCCGCGTTCTTCTTGCGGACAGTCGGAGAAGCAGACCATTTTCTCAGGGAGTCAATCTCTGACTGTAGGATGACCGCAAAAGCTTCTGGGTTAACAATCAATGCTTCAGTCTTTAGGTACTGAACCATCCTTGCCCCTGCGCGGAAAGAACTCTTGCTGATGCTGCCAACGTCTTCAGCCGCCGCGCCGCCAAACATGAAGTTCCCGCCAGATGTCTCGCCCAAGCAAAGACCTTCACAGATGGCAGAACGAGGGCAGGTAGAAGTCTTTTCAGTAATCTTCTGAGCAGAAGCCAACCCCAAACCCTGAGAAGCAACAGGCAACCCATCGTAGTTAAGGTTGTAGTCACCAATACGAGTCTTCTCTAGCTTACCGTTCTCCGTTAACAAGGAACCGACATTGTGTTCCCGTTTCAACAAATTTCTTGCCTTGGTTACTAAAGTTTTTCTTTCGGCAACGGTCGCAGCTTTGTATTGTTTTATGGCATCCGTAATACGTTTCTCATGGTCGTCATAACTAAAAGACTTGGCAATAGCATCCGACCTAGCCTTCTGGATGGAATGCTGCTTCATCTTCTTGTTGAAGTACTCCCCTTGAGCAACAGGGATGTACACATCCACCCTGCCATCATCGTACATCCTGTCTACCTGCAACATGTCTGGGGTGACATACACCAAGACGGTGCTGCCATCCACATCCTGTTCCATGTCCCCCTTCTCAACCAAGATCTTGGCTCCAGAGGATTCATTGGTTAGGTGGATTCGGTTCCGTCCCTGCGCCGGGATAACCTTGGTACTGTTAATCGCCAAAGACTCATCTTTGGTGGTGTGGTAGTACAGGGTGATCGTCCCGTCCTTGTTGATGGGAAGATTTAACGCCGAGTCAAAGGACAGATGTTTCTCAGGGTTGTACTTCTGTAACGAGTATTTGACCTCATCAATAGGTACGTTTAAACGCCCTTGCGATGTGTAAGGCAAGAACCCGTCCGTGGCGTACATGTCCAAGGCTTCTTCGCGTTCTTGGGGGGTAGCCCGCCAAGCATCGTTCTGATCAAACTTAGGCTCGGACGGTTTAACAACCTTGGTCGGTTTAAGCGCACCGCGCTCAACCTTGCCAAAGATGTCCTCGGAGGTCTGGAACCCAGCACCGGTGAAGGCGTTCTTGATTGCCTCAAAGAACAGCTTTAAACGCTTCAACAGGGCAGTCATTAGCCCCGGAGGAGCTTTGGTCATGTCAAAGTCACCAAAGGCATCTGCGATGGCTTCTTCGATAATGGCGTTCTGGTCTCCCTTATAGACGCTCATGTATGCGTCGTACCGGGACTGCTGCCCCGCCTCTAAGGGTTCACCGTTGATGTTTCTCTGCTTGAGATAGGTATCAATCCACTTGGTCTTAGCCTCTTTCTCCAGTGCCTTCCATTGTTGGGGGGTGAAGAATCCCAACTCTTTCAAGGCATGGACGGACTCATGGCGCAAAGTCCTGACCGGGTTGACCGCATCCAAGGCGATGGTGATGACAGACTTGGAGTACTCCCCCTCTGCCTTCATATCCTTCTCAAGATTTAGGGCAACATCCTTAAGACCAAACTTATCAAGGAGAGAACGCAGGGTAGGCTTGATCTTCTCTTGTGCTGTCTTCTCTGCTTCCTTCGCTTGTTCCTTCTCGGTAGCCTTCCTTTGGATTTCCTCGACTGCCCGTCCCTTTAGGGTACGGCGACCCTTGGCTTGGGTTAAGGCTTGGATCTCCTCTTCCGGCAGACCTTGGACGATGGCTCGCTCGGCTTCTTCCCGCGATTTAAAGACTTGTAGAGACTTGTTGTCTTTAAACAGGGTGTAGCCTTTACCCTTGACCCTCTTAGCCTTGGCTTGGACAACAGACACCGGGGCCTTCTCCGGGTCCACCTTCTCAAGCTGTGCGTTTAAACGCTGTATGTTCTCTGCCACCTTTAAACGGATCTTCCCAAGGGTGGCTTGGGCTTTGTCGTACTCAACCCCGGTCTGACCCGCTACCTGCATACTGGTCAACTTCTCTTCAGCCTTTTGTAAGGTGGCTTCGTTCTGTTGGATCTTGTTGTTGATTTCCTTGACCAGCCGACCCTGACCCTTGGTGTATTCCTGAGACCGCTCGTTAGCCTCTTCCTCGGTCGCATAGACCTCTGGCATTAAGAGGTCGCCCATCTGGATTTGGAAGCCTTCTGGCTTCTCCCCGCGCTCGAACATGCCCTCTTGGATCTTGTAGCCCTTTGGCAGGACTGCGGCGGTCGTAGGAGGCAGTATCTTGTCTCCCTGACGGTCTACATCCCCCCGGCGTACCGCCTCGTCCAGAATCGACTTGGCATAGGCATCCTCTTTTAATCCCGTGGATAGACGGATGTCCGACAAGGCTTCAGCAGTCAGGATGGGCTTCTCCCCCATCGTCTTGTCCAAAGACTTAATCGCAGAGTTGTATTGCTGTTCTGTAAACCTAATGGCGTTGGTGCCTTCTTCCAACTCTGCTTTCTCAGGGAGAGCTTGGATAGATTTAAACGCAGCAAAAAGCTGCGGCTGGGACATGGACTTAACATCCCCCACCCCGGTGGTCCGGATCAGGAAGTCTGTAAACGCTTGGTTTACAGGGATCTGTTTAGCCTCTGCCTGATCCATTACATCCCGCGCAGTCAGGCGTTCCCCTTGATACCCTGTCCGGGCATTTAAGAGGGTGTCTATTTGATTCTGCTCCTCTGCCGGGTTGACACCGGGCATGGAGTCGACGATGTCCTCTATCGAGTAACTCTGGATCGGGGGGAGACCCACGGTCTTCCTGTACTCATCCACATGCTGACTTAGGTAGGGGTCGATGCCCTCGGCTTTTAAGTCTTCCTTGGAGATGTTCCCCAAAGGGTTACGGATGGGATGGACGTTGGTCGGGGCTTTGACCTCTACAGGAGGCTCGGCAAGGATTGCCTCTTCCTGCTTGGCAAGTTCTTGTTGTTTAGCCTGTTCCTCTTGGGCGATCTCTTGGTTTAGCTTGGCGGTGGCTTCATCCCTTTCCCTTTGTTTCTCTACCTCGTATTCCCTACGAACTTGAGATAACTGGAGAGGAGAGACTGCCGCGCCGGTTAGGGCACCCATCAAGGCATCCCGTGCAGCGGCTCCAGCCACACCAGAGAAGGTGTCGGTATTGATCCCGGCATTCTGTAGCGCGACGTTCTCGGTAATCTGACCCACCCCGCCTTGAATACCTTCTGGGATGGCTTCTTCTAAGGTTGCGCCGCCAACTGTCTTTAAACGGCTAGGCTGGGTTAACGGGCGGGTAGCTGGCTTGGCTTTCGCTGTCTTTCCTAAAACAGATTCCACGCCGGTCACCGCATCCAACATCCCGGCAGCAGCACTGCCCATGATTCCGGGGGCGTTAGTGCTTAGATATTCTTGGGCTTTGGTGGCTTGGGCTTCAGCCTCGGCGCGGGAGAGTCCCTTCTCATCCATCAGTTTTTGGGTGACGGAATCAAAGATGTTCCCTTTGGCTTCACCGGCTCCCTGTAGGGCACCAAAGGCAAGCCTTGCTGTAAACGCAACTGCACTGGCAATCGCCAAGGGAGCAGACGCAGCCATAGCGGCAAGACCAGCACCAATCGCCGGGATAGAAGACGCAATACCTGAGACAGTAGATTGGAGGGGAGCTTCAGCGACCGCTCCTAGACCTGCCATGATCTCAGAACCAACACCCTGTTCTCCTGCCCGCTTCATGATCTCTTCACGGCGGCGCATTTCTTCTAAACGCGCAGGAGACATTCCTGCTTGAATCTCTGAGGCGTACTCCCTAAGACTTCTAGCGGGGGTAGATTCAGCACCAAACGCAGACGCAGCCGAACCCAGAGAACCGACAAGACTTGAAATCCCTGCCCTTGCGGTGTCCTTCAAGGACATTGGTGCGCTAGGTTGCTTCTTGAGTTCTTCTGTGGTGAACCCAGCATAAGGGTACTGGGCTATGACTGCGCGGATAACCTCATCTTGAGAAGCCCCATCAGGACCTTCTGCTTCATAAGTCTTACCGTCAGGCGCTTGAATCCGATAGAGAGCCATTTATTCACCGTTTATTGTGGGTTTACTGGCTGTACTTTCCACTGACCTGCGCCGGTCTTTGGAGGCTCGGTTGGGAGCGATCCAATACCACCTGTGGCTCTAGCTATAGCTTCGTTCATCTGGGCAATAAACCTTTGTCTAGAAGCTTCATCTTTTGCTGCTCCAATTAACTTCTCAAAGTAAGCACGAATGTTTGCCACCTCTTTTTGTTTGGCAACATCCAACGCACCCTCTGAACGCATAGAAGCAGAAGACAATCCTTTGGCTTTCTCAATCTGCTGGTCAATGGGGAGGTTGGGATAAAGCTGTCGGATAAGATCAAGATTCTTTTGAATCTCAGTCTGAGCATAGGCTTTAGATGCCGCAGCACTTTGAGCAATCTGCTGTCTATTAATATCCTCTGTTGCGAGATGCGCTCTCTTAGATTCTTGGGCAGTTTCTGCGGCACCAAGTACGGTAGCCCTGTTCTGAGCAATTTTTTGCTTGATCTCAGCAATATTCTGCTCATGCCTTGCCATAGCCTCTATATCGCCGCGCTCTTCTGCTCTGCGGAGGTTTGTAATCTCAAAGTTCAGCCTTGCCATATCCATAGACTGTTGACGGCGATTGGCTTCTTGACGGGCGTATCGTTCATCAGCAGCAGCTTGGGCTGCGTTATAAGAAGTACCAAACCCGCCGAACACATTCCCGCCGCTTCTTGTGGCTTCACCAGCAGCAATCAATGCATTCCAAAAATCCCTTTTCTTCTGGGCTTCTTGGCGCTCTTGGAAAGCTTGTTGGTTCTTAATATCCTGTTCTTCAAGCCCTCTTAGACGGCTTTCATAGTCAGCCCCAAGAGGCTTTTGGAGAACCGGGCTTGTCTTCTTGCGCTCCTCAAGAATGTCCATAGGACTGCGTGGCATAGGAATATCACGCATAGCCTCTTCCACTGCCATACGGGTGTAGTCAGGAGGGGCTTGTCTGACCTGTTGTCTTGTTGCCTGTTGTCTTGGTTGAACAGACCGTGTCTTATTTTCTTCTTTGAGAACCTCATCTTTAAACGGGTTATCTACATAGTCCCCGCCAGCAAACGCAACAATCCCGCCGCTGTCAAAGTTGAACATATTCCCGGTAGGAAGACGGGTAATGCCTCCTGCGGCAAGCCGCACTCCTTGGGAGGGCTGTGGGATGCCTTCAGGAACCTCTTCTCTGGGCTGGGCTAGTTGCTGGGCTAACTGCTGACCGCCCTGCTGTTGACGCGCCTGATCTGCCGCTAGTTGGGTAGCGGCTTGTTCCATTGCAGTCTTTTCGGCTCGCTCTTTGACAGACATGTCTGGAGGTTTAACCGCAGCTTGTTGCGCGCTGTTCCTGCGCTCTATTTCTGTAAGCGCAAGAAAAGGTGGAACAAGATTTGGGTCTGCCGAGTTGGCATACGCAACTACATCCTTTATCGGAAGTTCTTTTAAACGCTCTTGAATTTGTATAAGGTTCATTTTTCTACCTTATTAGGCAATAGATTTAATATTCACGCCCAGACCCTTCAAGGAATCCAACAGACTACCCAAGCCACCCACGGTCGAGGAGAACTGACCAAGATTGCTTTGCTGACCCGGCGCATAACTAACCGTGGAGATAGGAAGGTTCTGTAACATGGACTGCTGGAACTGAAGCATCTTCTGTGGATAGTCTCTTTGGGCAAGGAACTCGTTGTAATCTGCCGTGACACCTTGTTGTTCGATGTCTCGTTGAGTCTTGCCTACGTCTCCAAGAATGTCTGACAGGGTCTTGGCTTGGGCCTGTTCTTGGTTGAACTGCTGCATGGCTTTATCAAACGCCGTGGCATATCCTTGACCAACCGTCTTGTTCATCTCCTGCATCAGGTTACGTTGGGTCTCTGCGTCCATCAAAGCTTGACGGGTGCCTCCAAATGCTCCGGCTCCAGTTGCCTTGGCAGCGTTCTGCATTTGGGTAATCTGAGATTGACGGCGCAGTTCATCCAGTTGAGGCTGAAGAGCCGACTGAAGATACGGGTTCATGTATTGCTGACCAACGTCAGAAAACGATTTCCCAAGAAGCGACGGATAAGACAGACTCCCCAGACCTTGGAACATCTTGGACTGTATGTCTGATGGACCGGCAGTCATGGGTCCTTGGTAGACCTGATACGGAGTCTCTGCAAGACCTTTGGCTTTGCCAAGCATCTCCGTTACATAAGGACCTGCCCATTCAGATAGGGTGGAGGATTCTGAACCTACCCTTTGAGATGTGTTTGGGGCGTTGGTTGTTCCGGTCACGCCAGTGGAAGTTGTGTCTGTACCTGCCATGATATTTCCTTATGCGGGCAAATGTTTATCTGCTTTGGAGTTGACGGCAACCTTGTTCTTGCCGACCGTCTTGCCACGGGACTTCTGAATACGTTCCATCATGGCGTAGAGTTTCCTTGCTCCTGCTTCTGTGCTTCCATTACCTAGTTCTGAAACAATCCGCGCCGGGATGACAAACTCACCATCAGCAAGACGGGCAGGTTGTTTCTTTCCAATAGTGGCAGGGATAGAGTCAGAAACCCCGTCACCGGGACCCTTTAGTAACTGACCGCCATCTGAATACCCGCCAAGAGAAGAGATGCCACCTACGTTCATCCTGATCACAGGTTCAGTCGGGAAACCCTCCATGAGACCGCCGTCTGCTGCCTTGGTGTAGGTCGTGGGTTTAAAGTAGGTAATGCCCCCAGAGCCGGGACGACGCGGGACAGTCTGCCCCTGTGCGTTAGTCATCGTGGTCGTTGAATAGGGAGCCTGTTCCCGTGTTGCAGTATAGGTTGGGATGCCACCTGTATAACCACGATAGGGAGTTCCACCACCGCCAGCGCCAAGCTGGTTTAAAAGATAGGACAGACCAGCCACACCGGCAATCTGTGATCCAACCCCGGAACCGCCGGACAGAACGCTACCAATGGTGTTTAAAGCTTTACCCCAGTTGCCACTGGAGATATTCGAGAAGAAATCTCCAATGCCTGATGAGGTGCCACCCGTGGTGCTTGTGGTGTCCCCTATGGTCACCCCCGGAGTGGTAATAGGGTTTCCAGACCAGTCGTAAAGTGTGTCAGCCATATGTGCCTCGACCTAAAATATCAATCAGCTCGTTTAAATCTATATCTTCACCCAAGCCAATTAACGAAGATATATCATTTTCATCTCTTTTTTCTCCGGGCACAACTTGCCGCTCCTTGAGAAACTCAGGCTCTTTCCCCGGCATGGTGACGCTCAGAGGTTGGTATTGCTGTTGGATTAATTCGCCCTTGGAACCAATTTGTTGGGTCGGGGCGTTGAATTCCTTGCCATAATAGAAAGCCTCCGATGGACCGGAAGACTTAGGCTCTGGTTGTTGCATCATGGGTAGGGCTGCAATCCCCATAAGAGTCTTATAGGTCTGCTGTCTTTTTTGTAATGCGGCTTTTTGTGCGGCAGCGGCTTTTTGTGCAGCGGCTTGGGCAGCAGCCTCCGCTCCACCGCCTGTGCCCGTTCCTGCGCCGCCGGGTCCTGCTGTAGAAGTTCCGGGTGGACCAGCATCTGGTCCGGGTCCTATAGCTGGTCCAGAACCAGTTCCAGCACCAGTTCCAGCTTTTGTATCTCCTGATGTATCTAAAGTTTCTTTACCGCCTCCAGATGGCTGCGAAGGCTGTTGAGAAGACGTTTCTCTTCCAGTAGGTTGACCTCCAGTAGGTTGACCTCCGGTAGGTTCGCCTCCAGACGGTTGGCTTCCATAAGTTGGACCTGTAGAGGATTTTGCGCCAAAAATTTGACCAATATCCTCTCGCATTAAATTTACACCAGCTTTTTGTATTTCTTGTTTGGTTGGAGCAGGGATGCCAGCATTTTTTAAAACATTTTCTGCCTCTTTTAAATAACTACCTAATACATAAGGATCTTGGGAATATTGCCTAACCAAAGAGTCAACAAAAGACGTAGGGTCTATGTAACTCTGAATATATGTATAAGCTTCTTTTTGAACTTCTGGAGAAAGTTTTGACTGCTCAACCTCTTTCAATACTTCTGGAGAAAGTTTTGACTGCTCAACTTCTTTCAATAAATTTTCTTTGATTGGATCGTAGAAGTTAGTCCCGCCACCAGCCCCTGCGGTTTTTGATAAGTCTCTAAAAAATTGATCTAACGCATCAACTTGTATTTCTGGCTCTTTTTTTATTTCTAAAAAATTATCTTTATACTCATAAATGCGCGGGTCTGCATTTTGAGACTTGGCTACCTTTTTAATAATATCTGCTTGGTCTTGGAGTTGTTTTGCAGCATTTGGTGTAATCTGAACAACATTTTTTGCTTCATCAACAAGATCTAGACCAAACAATGTAAATAAAGGACCTTCTCTTCCTTCTTCAGAAATAGATTGATATACGGGGTCACCGCTAGATGTAAATCCAACCAATTCAAACCAAGAACGAGTGCCGCCCAAGCCAGTTTTGCTTGGTCCTCCAACTGAAGTGCCGCCGCCAACATCAACAATTGCACCCCTTCCATCTCCTGTTATATTAAATTTGTTTTCTGAAAAATTAAAAAGAGTGCTAAATCCTCTAGATATTTCATCAAATAAAGACTGGTCTCCTATTACTTCAACAGGAGGAAGACTTTTTTCTTCGGTTTGTGCTTGTGCTAAAGCATTCCCATATTGCTCGGTTGCATATTTTTTTGTAAATGCTTTTGCTATATATGAAGCATCAGCGTCAGATATTCCGGGAAATATTTGTTTTAATGTTTCTGCATTTTTTTCATCAAAATCTGAGGCAATAAGAGAGTCGTAATAATCTTGTATCTCACCGGCTACATCTTTTTGCGCCATTTGAAATCCTGATGTGCCCTTGCTAACAGGCGGCACATAGTTCTTCTGGGCAATTAATGCGTTGGCTGCAAGAGACTTACCTGAGTTCTCTAGGGCTTTTAAAACATCATCACCACGGGCAGCGGCAGTGGCAGCAACACCAGCGGCGTTTGTGGCAAATGTCTCTAGCCCATTTAAACTCTTAGGATCTATTTTGCCGGTAACAAAGTTCTTTGCTTCTTCTGTTGCAAGGTTACCTGCAATACTGGCAGTGATGTTTTCTCCAACATTGTTTGGGTCTGCAATCGCTGACGCAAGACCACTGGTCACTCCGCTGGCAATGATCTTCTCTGTTTGTGCAACAGATAGATTGGCAAGTTTTGCCAGTTCTTTTATGTTTGCCGCACCGGTCTCGCCGCCACCCATTACTGTTTTTGCTATGTCAGACGAATTTGCAGACACCGCCCCAGACACAGCACCTGTGCCAAAAGCTTTGGTCATTGCGTCTGAATTAAACCCTGTTTGCAGACCAGTAATACCGGCGTTCATGATCCCGCCAGTTAGGGCTGTAACACCTGTTGGACCTATAACACTGCCAAGCGTAACCGTTGTAGCAGGTAAGCCAACTGTAAACGCAGTAGGAGCTACAGCGGCTGTGGTGCCAACTGGAACGCTGGCTATGGAGGAAGATAGATATGCGCTTAACTGAGGCGCAAATGCCATAGTTGCGATTGATATTATTGGAGCAAGCTCTGCAAGCTGCCCTCTCCATCCAGCATGAGAGACTCCAACAGCGTCATAGTAAGTAGCTGCCAGTTTCCCATCTGGTTTAGCAACAGGGATTAGATTGCCGCCACCATCTGCCCTAAAAAGAATAGCAGCGTGGGGGGCCTTCTCATTTGCGCTTGCCCCAGTTCTATCTAATGCATTAGCAACAACATAGAAGTCTTTGGTAGCATCGTTGATAGCGTTGTACTTCTCTTCGTTGGTTTTAAGACCTGATATATCTACGCCAGCCTGTTGAGCGGCTTTATTAAAGTCACCTGTATACGAAACTCCACCGCCCATCGGGGGAGTCGTTTTTTCCAAACCAAAGATTGCAGCACCACGAGCGGCAGAAGAACCATCGGATTTTACGTTCCATCCAAATGCGTTGTAGTTTTCGCGATATTGATCAGAGGTAAGAGAGTTTTTCCCGTATTTATCTATAACTTTGTCCAACGCGCCTTGATCAAGCATTGGAAGACCAGTGGCTTGGTCAACGTTTGGGAAGTAGTCTGGGTTTGCCCTTGGAATATTAACTTGTGGGATATTTGCCATCTTCAAAGGATCAATCTCTGAAATGGCAGACTTAACTGGGTTAATCAGTTCATTAAGCTTTGTACCATTAACGGCAGTCTGGATCTGACCAAGAAGCGTCTTAACTGCATTGGCATCTGTTACTTTCGTAACATCGCCAAGACTCCCACGGATGTCGTTGATGTAGTTACCTACGTTATTAATGGCTTCATTCTTTTTGTCCAGCAAGGGCTGGATTGAATCCATTACGGTCTGGTACTTTCCTTGAGCGGTCTCAAAAGTAGTATTAGCCTTATCAAATGCAGTCTGGGCAGGTTTGATTGTTCCTGCTTGATAAGCTCTTTCCGCAGCAGAACGAGCGTTATCCAACGCTGTCATTGATGTGTTGTAAGCCTTCTCTGCCGTTGAGATAGATGTTTGGGCAAGCTTCTCAGCAGCGGCGCGGGAATTATCTAGCGTAGTTTGAGATGTGTTGTAACTTTTTTCGGCAGCAGCAATTGCGCTCTCTGCTGCTTTTCTTGCATTGTTTTCTGCCGTGTCTTTTGCTGTGTATGCTTGATCAACGGCTTTATTTGCCGCATCCAAAGATCTTTGTAACGCAGCGCGGTTTTTATCGTTGGCGTTATCTAATGCAGATTGGGCTTTATCTCTTGCCGATTCTTTGGTTGCAATGTTTTTTATTGCGTTTTGATATGTTGTGTTTTTCTCAAGAAACTGTCCTGAGTCAATAAAGTTCCTTGCTGCATCAAGTTTTGCTTGTGCTGCTTGTAATGCCTTTATGTTGTTTTGATAAGTAGTGTTCTTCTCAAGATACTGCCCAGAATCTAAATATGCCCGTGCGTCATTAAGTTTTTTCTCTGCCGCAGCAGATGCTTTTTGTGCATTGGTATATCCGGTATTCTTTGTCAAATAAGACTGATCATCAAAAGCGGCTTGGAGTTTTTCTAGGTTGGCTCTGGCAGTGTCTAAGGCTTTTTGTGCGTCCGTGACAGCCGTCTGGCTAGACTTGGTGCTGTTTAGCGCAGTGTTGTAAGCGGTGTTAGCAGTGGTGACGGCAGTGATTGCCTTTTGTACATCTGCTAGTTTGACGGCAGTGTATGTCATGATTTAAACCGCAGAAATAAAGTTTACTGTTGCAATGACGCTAGGAACTGCTGGTCTTGTTGGTGATGTACCAGCTACATAAGATTTAATACTTGCGCCAACATTAGTCGTACACCAAGCAAGTTCTACATAATCGTTTGCTTGTAAATTTACAAACAAATTAATTGTCCCAACAGTGTGAAATGGGTCTGAAACAGTCTTTCTTGCTGCCAAACCAAACCGGCTGTTAGACGAAGGGATGTCTGTTCCATTTTTTCTAAACCATACTTCTATGTCTTGCGGAGCATTTGTAGAATTGTCAAACTGAGCAGAAAACTGGATGTTATACAGCCCAGAATATTCAACAGTTAAACGACTCCCACTAACCAATGTAACTCCATTGGATTGGTCTGTTGTGTTAAATGTAACTACATAAGCAGACGTTGTGGTGGTTGCTGTTTGGGTAGTGCTGTCTTGAAAAGCCCCATAGGGCAAAAACAAACCAGATGTTTCAGATGATGCTTTTAAATTCGCAAGGAAGCTATCTATGTTATTAAAATACAATCGAAGAACATTGTTCAACTGATTGTGATATTCCTTGTTGTAATCGTTTGGCGCATACGGCAAAGCTGGAGCCTTAGTTGCATAAAGCTCCAGTGATTCCGTGATAACAATTTGGTTACTCATCTGCGCCCGTCAGGTCTAATGTCAATTCGGGGGGAGCCTAGCTGCCATGCCACCCCAAGGTCAGTAGACCGAAGTTCTATTGTCATCTGCCTTCCCCGCACCCGCGTGTAAATCTGCCCCGTAAACTGTTCTACCGGGATCACTGCCGTCCTTGTGACCGAGTGGCTTGCATATCCACCTACTGAAGGAGGGGTGGTGTAACCAGAGCCAGAGTTCTTCAATGGCTTTAAATACATGGTTGCGGTCGGGCTATCAGCGGTCGATCCCACAAAGGTGATGTCAGGCAGAACTCTCCAGACAAAGGAGAAGTTATGCCCGTCATCCAAGTCAAATTCGGCAGAGTTAATAAACGCTTCAATCGCTTGGGTGGCACTTGTCTCTTTGTTATCGTTGCCCACCTCATGGATAACAGTATTGTTAATGTAGGTAGTGGCGATTGGACCCGGTTGTAACGGGGAGTCAAGCCAAGCAGTCCTTCCCAATTCCCCGTAGTACCAGATGTCTTCTACATAGTTGTAAACGACATACCGGTCAATCACGGTAGAACCAGAGGTGCAGTAGAACCACCAGACCTCGTTAAAGCCTTCACTGGTCCCGGCAAATATCTGGTCTGCCTGATCTAGATTAATGTCGCTGTAAATAAACTTTCTAAGATCGCAACGTAGGGTCTGGACGCGCCCGTCGTATTTGTAGAACTTATCAATGCCCATCCAGAAAGCCACGCCGCTTGCCAAAGCAGTGGCGTTTTGACTGATGATAGAAAGGTTATCCCCAAGGAGTTGGGTGCCCCAGACAATCGGTGGGTTCACATATTGCAGGGAATACAAGGACGTATCCGTCCAGACCAAAATTTCCTGTCGGCTTTGAAGGGCAGTGACGATCTGAGACCCGTGGGATAGTCTGACGCTACCCGCCTGATTCGTTGCCGATGGAGTCCAGTTGGTGACGCTCTCCTGATCTGACCAGCGAACCAACATGGGGTCAAAGGTCGTTCCAAGGTAATCATTCGCCCCAAAGCAGAATGTGAACCGGCTGACATCTGAGACTGCAATGTAGTTCTGCTCCATCGGAACATTGGAGGCTCCGCTCATGTCCTCTACCGCAATCGCCCTAGTGGATATCCTATGGTCTCCCGACTGCGTCCCGGTGGTGACAATAGGCGTTCCACCGGCGGTCGCGGCAAGGTTACAAGTTGTCCCGGAGGCGTTCACTACATAATAGACAACACCCGGCAGAAGACCTGTGGGGAGACTTCCCGTGGTGGTTAGGGTAACTGCCATGCCATCCGTTAAAACCGATCCTGTCGTTAACACCGCAGGGCTGGCAATGGTAATGGAAGCCGTGGTTCCAAAGACCCCTATGGATGCATCCCAGTAATACAGTTTCCCGCCCCGTGGTCCAAAGACAAGGTCTTCACCAAAGTTGGTCTGGCTCCACAGTCTTAGTTGTTGGTTGGAGGTTGTCCCAATGCCCCATACCCCGAATCCCCATTCTCCCGCGCCCCAGCCTGTGATTGGGACGGCAACCTCAGATCCGACGTTAATCTGGTAGACCGCTTGGACTGTGCCTCCCCCATTGGTGACCGTGGAGGTCGCCTTTGCGGTGATGGTGTGGCTTCCTGCTTGGGAACTGCCGATTGCGGATATAGGTGTGCCCCCAGAGGTCGCAGCTAGGTTAAACGTGTAGGACGAAGTGTTTACAACGTAATACGTCGTCCCGGCAACGAACGGGGGAGGGAGGGTTCCGGTCGTGGATAAAACTACCGGGGTGTTATTACCAAGTTTAAACGATGCGGTGAACACAGCAGGGCTGGCTGCCGTAATCGACACATCGGAGGACATGTTAATTGTGTAATCTGTACCGCTGATGGAAAGAATCTCATGCTCTCCAAGGATGGTCAGGTTGCCTGTCGCGGAGCTTCCATAGAAGGTGACAAAGTCCCCGACCTGATACCCGCCATTCCCGTCCGTTACCGTGATGGTGGAAGAACCGTTGGTCGTGTCAAAAGGGTTGGTCAGGGTGACAGAATCCCGAATAGGGGTAACGTCGTAGTATTCCCCGCCCTGAGAGATGTAGAACTTCTTGTTGGTGCCAAGGCTGATTAAGTTGGTGCCGCCCAGCGTTGACCAGTTCCACAAAGACCGGCAGACACCATCGTAGGTATTCTCAGAAATTCTTTCCCAGCCACCAATCTTCTCTGGTGTGCCTTGGCGAAAACGGACCTTGTCACCGTCATACCAACCATTCTCGTTGGTATATCGTGTGTTTTCCCTATTGATCCCCGCCTTGAAAAGAAGTTTCTTTAATGGCATCTTATTTCACCGATTCGTATTGGGCGTAGCATTGTTTGAGGGCGGCTCTGAGTTCGTCTGCTTCTCTTGCGATCCTGACAAGAAACTCTCCATCCTCTCTGTAAAGCTCTTTTCCGGTACATCCACTTTGTCCAGTGCTGGGCGTACTGGGCACGGCACCATCATTGGGGCGGTCCGGGCGCTCGCGCAAGCTGTTAGCCAGAGCGGTATTACGAGCATGAAGATTCTTGAGTTCACGGTCTTTTTCCTGCCTGATATTGTCCGCAGCTTGTTGCCAATTCTGCTCTTTTTCCCTAGCTTTCTCAACTTCCTCGGTGTACTTGACGAGGGTATCTGCCCGCTCTTTGTCCCATTGCTGTTGGACATATGCTTGACCGGCTTCATCCCCTTTGTAATAGCCGCCCGAAAAGGCGGCGATCACAGCAAGTACAACCCCAAGAATGACCCAAGGATTTGTCATTTCTTTACTGGGGTGCCGTCCAGTTTCTTGTGGACTTTGACCTCTTTACAGACCTGTTTCTTGGTCTTGGCATCTTCCATGCAGACCTTCTTCATCTCCCCGCCAGCCCAGCTTAAGTTTACAGTCAGGGTCAGAATAGTTAACAGTGCCAGTTTCATTATTCGATCTCCGGGTGAGGGGGTTGTACAGGAGCAGGTTTGCCTTTGTAGCCCTGCTGCACAGGCGGCGCAGAACTTATGGGGTCTAGGGTTGGCTCTACCCGTTTAGGCTTGTCTTCCCTCTCCTCTTTGGTTGAGAGGTTGGGCGGGACAAACTGAGGCAAGGCATCTTTACCCTTGACCGCGAGAAGTGTTGCCAAACTGCCAAGTATGTACTTGGACATGTCTGAGAGAATCAAGAAAAACTGTTTATCTGCCGGTGCCATGCCGTTCATTGGCTGGGTGACAAACACCACGGAGTACAGGGATACCCCGACCATAATGACCACGGTGCAACAGAAGGTGAAGGCGATACAGAACTTAATTACCGCATCGTGCTGCTCCTGTGTCATTGCAAGGAACTGGCTGATTAGCTTTAGCGGGTTCATCCTTCATTTCCTCCGGTTTCATCAACTGATCTGGGCAGGTTCCTGTCACTGCACAGTAGGGTCGTTTACATTCTTTCTTTTCCCAGTTGTCAGGGTCTTGGCAAGGGTATCTAAACCGCTCGCACCCCAACAGACTAAATACCAAGAATACGGCGAATACGCGCATGTTGAAGCTCCCTGTCGTCCATACCTTTCGTGCCGCCGTTGATCCGCTTGGTCAGCGTGACAAAATCCCCGGAATCGGCATAGGCGTTTAAATTCTTCTTCTCCCAGAACCAACAGGCAGACTGGGCTGCTCCCTCAAAGGTCTGCATGTATTCCGAGGCTTCCTTGACCGAGATCTCAAGGCTCATGGCAAAGTCTCTATAGTTCTCTGCCCCAGTGATTTGGATGATCCCGCGCCCAGCATGTAGCCACCCATCCCCGGACGCTTCATCCCGGTTTCCCATACGGTTGGCATAGACCCGGTTGGCAATCTTCTCTGGTTTATTGGCGTATGCCTTGGCGGTAGCTTCGTCAGGGAAGTACTTCTCAAAGGTCTTTAAAAGACCCTTGGCGCTGTAGTTCAGGTTTTCGGAAAGATAGACAAAACCACCAGACTCATGATGGCATTGCGCCATGAAGGCAGAGACCCGAACCGGGGTGTTGATGTCGTAGTCGTTTAAAAGGGTTGCCCCGTTAAGTTCTTTTTGGGGGGCAAACAGCGCGTCATGCCATTGTTCAGGGTACTTTGTGTGAGGGGCAAATTCCTTGAATTGCTTTAAACTTAACATCATTCCCCCTGCATCATCATTAACATTTTGACGCGGAGTTCCCGCATCTTACGAATCTCTTCTATCGCTACAGAGGTTGCGTTGTGCATGTCCATGTACGCTATCCCCAGCAACGGTATTGCCACTACAAAAGTTAATGCCATTATTGCGAGACATATGACGATAACCCACGGTACGTCTGACTCATTCTTATCATTATTAGAACGCCCCACATCCATATTGTTACGAACAGGACCGCCCCAATCCATGTTGCCAGAGCCTTGACTTGGTTTATTGCCCTTCTGCGTCGCCATAGTATTATTTGCGTCTTCCGCATCTCTTCAGCAAGAGCTTGGTTTTGCTCTATAACGATCTGCTGCCACATCTTCTCGAATCTCGTCCAGACATCTCCCAGTTCTGGCGGGGTGTTGTAAACCATCATTTCCCGCACGGTTGCCAACATTGCATCTAGCTGCGTCCTGATTCTGATCCTGCGTAAAGCTCTGATTGCTACAGACTCGGTGCCTTTGTAAAGCTTCTTGGCGTTACCCTCTTCCTCGATAAACGCTTGCATCAGCTTTTCGTATTCCCCCACAAAGACAGCGAGGTTGTCCCATACATCGTTTAAAGCATCGTTTGGGTGGGACTTCCCGACTTCCTGCACCCGTTTAACTTCCTCGTTGTACTGCTTTGTCTGCTCTGGGGTGGGGTGGACTATTCTGTGGTACTGGTCTTTTAAGTCCTTTAGTACATCCCCCACTTCCCCGGCAGTGGACTTCACTTCCTTGTAAAACGCTATTCCTCTCTTGGCAAGGTCTATCGCTGTTGTTGCCGCCTTGAAACACGCCGCAATGGTGATCGGGTCCACATCTTATTGCAACTGCAACGCGCTGGTTGGCGGGGTGAAGTTGGCTGTGTAGCGGGCTACGCCTTTGGTTATGCGGAGGTCGTCGATATAGCCATTGAAGTATACGGTTGCCGGACTTACGCCTATTTTTAGAGAATTCATATCTGCGGCACTCGAATAGGTGGCTGATGTTCCGGTGCCATTTACATACATAGTGAACGTATTTCCATTTCTTACTAAAGCCAAATGATTCCACGAGTTCAAAGTAACTGCCGTTGATGAGGTCACTATCCCAGCGACCCCCCAATTACCAGCCTCGACGGTTCCGCTAGAGCCGGGGAAATACATTGGGTTAAACCCAGAATCCGCGCAAACGATTCCCGCCGTGACCGCTGGATAACTTGCTCCTATGTAAACCCAGCATTCAATTGTAAAATTTCCAGTTCCAAATTTTACGTTTTGGTCTGCTGGCTTATAAAGGTAACTGTTTGTTCCGTTAAAGTACATCGACGACCCACCAAACTTACTCTGCGTCGTGCTTATCTGCGCGTTGCCTACAGTCTCTAAATCATTCTTAGCAGTAGCGTCAGTGATGCCAGCGTTGGTGAACTGCATTAAAGCTACGGTATTGGTAATTGCTGTAAGCGGTGCGGTAGGCAAAGTTATATTTCCGGTTCCTGTATAAACCGCTGTGCCATTTACAAAACGATAGCCAGACATATACCCGCCAACGCTATCTGAGACGCGGGCAGTTCCGACATACATATAGCGTTTGTTAGCATCAATACCGCTTGCACTCCACCCGTTAACGCGCAATACGCCGTTTAACCAGCATTTTGGTGTCCCACTTTCTCGGGTGATGACGATATAGTTCCACGCATTTCTTGTCATCTGAACGCCGTTCCCGGTATTAAAACCGTTACCCCCTGCGCCGTTGTTTAACCAGAACAAGTTATACGAGCCATCATAGTGAAGCGAAAAACTAGGGTTGTCCGCCGAAGTGGTATCAGTAAAAACAAAAATTGCGTTATACGCCGTGTTAGCTGCTGTAGGGTAGAACCAGCATTCGATGGTAAAGTCCCCAGATATGCCAAACTGAGCGCTTGAAGTTAGGAAAGCTACTCCATCGCCAGTACCATCAAAATACCCACTGCCACCATTCGTAGATGCGCTATACGCAGCAGTCGGAGCGAACGGGCTGAAGGCTTGGACGGATGGGGAGCCGCTGACTGTAATGGTGAATGCGTTGCTGCTATTGTCTATGAAGCGGTTGGATTGGCAAGTAAGAAGTGCCGTTCCGGATATGGCTGTTAATGGCGATGTTGGAACTGTAATGGTTGTTCCTGAATATAATGCAGTTCCAGCAACAAATCGAAGATTGCTTACATAACCATTAAAATTACACGCAGCTGTTGTACCACTTGTGTAATCCATAAAATTACAAATTCTAGCGTTTGCTGTACTTGCATTTGTTCCGCTGATAGTTCCAGTAGCTACTCTATTACCATCAAAATAAACGCTAACCGAACCAGCATTACTAGAAACAGCAATATGATGCCAAGTATTTAAAGTTACTACTACTCCAGTAGAATAAATGGAGTTATCTGCCCCAGCGTTGTTGTAGTAAAAACCAACATTATTGCCAGAACCTGAAGTATTTATTTGTAAAGCCCATTGTCTACCTGTATTACCAGTTCCATTATCACCACGAGAAATTAAAGTAGTGTATTGTGTTGGAAATGAAACAGCATAAAACTCACATTCAACAGTCCATGTATTAGATGATGTTACGTTTACATTCGCCCCATAAGTTCCAAGCAAACAATCAGAAGCAGTAAAATAATTACTCCACCCCGTCTGACTAAACGGCGTGAACGTACCTTGGGTAGTATTCCCATTTCTCGTAATGCTGAAGTTGTTGCTGGAGCTATCCAAGAACGTGTTGTTCTGGGAGCCGTTCGTGCCGTTACCCGGAAGCATCAGTGTGGTGTACCGATAGTACGGGTCGTAGATGGGCCACAGCCGGTTAGCCGTGAAGTACTCTGCCTGATCTAGCGTCCAGATACCCGGAGCCGCAGCACCCAGTGCTGGGTTAAACCCAGTAGGCGCAGGAACGTACGCCGTGAAAGGAGTGAACGTACTGACCTTGGCATCGCCGTTGGCTGTGATTGCGAATGCGTTGCTGCTCTGGTCAACAATAGCCGGTGAGTTGCAGGTCAGCAGACTTGTGTTCGTGATGTTGAACAGTTGTGTCGGCGGGGTGAACGCAGCGGTGTATAGGGCGGTGCCTTTAACAATCCTGAAATTGCTTATATAACCATTAAGTACATAACTTCCTCCACTTCTTGCGCCAATCCATAGCCCACCATTAGTACTGCCAGCATCTGTTGCACTGGTACCGTTTGATACACCGTTTAAATAAAGTGTGGTTGTGCTGCCGTTTCTGACAAGCGCAATATGTGTCCACTGCCCGGCAGTTATCGTACTCGAACTAGTAATAATTGTAGAATTTACGTAAAAAACTACTGCTGCACCGGAAGTAAACTGTATTGACCATCCACCAAGACCGTTTGAGTTGTTTTCTGCAAGAATAGTAGTCGATGGGGTAGACGGACAATATACCCACATTTCAATGGTCCAGTTACCCCCACTAACATTAAAAGCAGTTTGGCTAGACAAGCTTAGATAATCCCCCGTCCCATCAAAGTAAACGGAGTACCCAGCAGGCGCTGCTGCTGTAACGAAGCCACCGGGATATTTGCGACTCACGATACACCGCCTTTCTTCCTTGCATCCATCATCATTTTTCTGAACTCCGGTTCTTGCCAGCGCTTACGTAGTGTTTCACTGTGCTTGGCTTTTGATTCTGCGCTAGGAGATGATCCAAGCTTTGCCTTGCTCATATTCTGCCTTGCTTGCTCAGACTTTGGTTTCCCCATCAAAGCTGCGCTTGTCTTTGCTCTGTGTTCTGCCGATATGATGCGACCCTTCAATACTTCACTGAGCTTTGCCTTGGTTTGTTTTGTCAGAGGTCTGCCGCGCAAAGTATTGGCTATCTTCTTACGCTGCTCCTGCGGGATCGGGCGACCAGTAAACAACTTACGCAGGTGTTCCCGCCTAGCTTCCGTGTACAACGCAGCAGGTAAAGAAGCGCCTTCCCCACCTTGAGAAATATTGTATCCAGCAGGGATCAAAGAACCAAAAGCCACAATCGCCTTTTTCTCCATCTCAGCGCAATACTCCCGGCTGGCATTCAACAAAATCTTTAACTCAAAGCTGTCTCTGCCGTACTTATTAATTGCCCGTCCTATAGCCATTTTGGAAAGATGTGCTTTGCATCCGTGGCTGGCAAACCGGCGGCGTGGGTTCTTCGCTATACCGACATATAGCTTGCCGTTCACCTTGTTAGTGATTGAGTACAGGTAGCAGTTGTCGGAACGAACGCTCATACTGTTCCCTTATTGTCTCGGCAATGCCACCTGTGGCGGCGTGAAGTTTGCTATGTAACGGGCTAAACCAAGCGTTACTCGAACATCGTCCATATAGCAGTTTGATGTATTGTTACCAGAAACGCCCGTGCCAACATAACAACCATTGTCTGTAAAGTTTTGCGACGAAGCCCCAGATGCCACAATGATTCCATTGACAAACAAACGGAAGAAACCGTTTTGTCTGGTAGCTGTTATGTAAGTCCACGTATTAAGCGGAACCACATTGTTTGCTGAAATGATTGCGCCAGTCGGATTACCGATCATCAATTGGTACGTTCCTGCATTGTTGTACATCTGAATATCCATGCCAGTACTGCCAGTACGTGTGGAAAAGTACGCACCATACGTCGATGGGTAAGCATTCAAATACAGCCAGAACTCCACCGTAAAATCTGCGGTACCAAGAACAAAGTTCTGCGAGGGGCGCGCAACAAGATAATCCCCACTACCATCAAAATACATCGACCCTGAACCATACTTCACCACAGAAGTGCTGACCTTGGCGTCGCCCACTGTCTCCAGATCGTTCTTCATCGTGCCGTCGTAGATACCGGCGTTGGTGAAGTTAAGCAGGAGTGAGGTGTTGGTGATGGCTGTAGGGGGTGCTGTTGGTACAGTTATGCTCGAATAGCCAGTGCCTTTTAAAATGCGAGCGCCAGATATATATCCAGTAATAAGGCTTGTTCCGTTAGAGTCGCCACCTACATAGCAAACGCTTTCTGTCATATTGGTCGAATTGGCGACGCTAGCGGTTTGCACCCCATTCACAAAAATACGGAGCGTTCCAGATGCGCGAGTCGCAACTAGGTGATACCACTGGTTTGCCGTAAGAGCCACACTGCTTGTGGCAACTTGAGCTGTTGTGTAAACGCCGGGATAGCCGCTACTGTCTTTATAAAAATAAACCCCGTTGAAGTTGCCATTCGTGCGAGCAAAATATGTCTGCTGACCACTTATGCTTGTGTGATACGCCCAACATTCATAAGTAAAGTCGCCTGTACCCATCGTGAATGCGGCGTTATTCCCCGCGTAAAGATAATCCCCCGTACCATCAAAATATCCAGACCCGCCGATAACGTCCGATGTCCACTGGTACTGCGGGGCGAACGGAGAGAAAGGCTGGACGGAGGGGGTTCCGGTAACAGTAAGCGTATTCGCGCTCGCACTGTTGTCGATGAAACGATTGCTTTGGCACGTTAATAAAGTAACTGTTCCGGTAATTGAAGTAGCCGCTCCGGGACCTGTAGCACCTACAGAAGTTGTAGTCAATGGAGCCATACTTGGAAAAAATGTGCCTGTATACAAGCATTGCCCACTGATTACCCGTGCGTTAGTTATATAGCCGGTAGTCTTGTATGTATATAAGCCAGCATACGTACTGCCAATAGCAAGCGGGGTTCTATCTAGAGAGCGCGTAGTAGACGCTGTACCTAAAGAAACACCGTTAAGCCATACAGTCAGTGTGGAGCCGTTTCGCGTAAGTGCTACATGGTTCCAAGTATTAAGCGGAACAACACCTGCCGAAAAGCCGTCAGCCGAAGCTCCTTGTCCTACATAGCCTGCAAGTTTTCCAGTAGAGCTGTCCGTACCTAGCCAAAAACCATTTCCAGAATTATTTAGCCAAGTAGCGATGTATCCATCTGTGGTGGTAGATGTTGGATACGCTGTCAAATATACCCAACACTCAACAGTAAAATTGCTGGTTCCCATAGCAAAGTTTGCATTGCTAGTGGTCAAGTAGTCCGTACTACCATTAAAGTAATTCCCCCACGCAGTCGGAGCGCAGCTAAAAGGCGTGAAGCTGCCTTGGGTCGTATTGCCGTTGCGGGTGATGGCGAACTGATTTGGGCTGGTGTCGTAGAAGGTATTGTTCTGTGCGCCGTTAGCCCCGCTGTCGCCTTGGAGGAGCAGCGTTGTCTGTTTGAACTGTGGGTCAGTTACCCACTGCTGAGTCGATTGCAGTCGGGCTGCGTCTTGCAGGTTCCATACGCCTTGGTATTGCGGCATGGCTTACTCCAAAGAAGAAATGTCAGCCGAAGTCAGGGCAGGTAAGTCTAACGACGCTTGCGTCTCCAAAACCACCGTTTGCTGAGTTTGTACAACAGGTTCGATGACAGGAACGTCAGGACTATTAACCACGTTAGGATCACGAAAAACGTCAGCATCTGCGTCATACACATCCCCTATCGCTGCGTACTTGCCACGGAACTTGTTGTTGTAGCTGGTCTGTCTCCAGTTGGTATCCGCGCCATACAAAGACTGGCAGAACTCGATACCCTTTAACTCGGAGAGAGTCTGGATTTCCTCGATGTAGCCGTTGGTCGTTACAGTGCTGTACACAGCAAGTTCTGTGTTGTTGATGACCTCGACGCGCTCGACTACGTTGTTAGCATCCAATTTTGCAAAATGCGCCATGTTGAACCTCAGAATGTGATCGTGCCTGAACCAGTGAATCGGTAGATATAGTAATCGTTGTTGGCAATAACTTGGGGAGAGCCTGTAGTAGCCGCGCAGTCTTTGAAAGACTTCAGCCAGCGAAGAATAACCACGCCGGAACCGCCAGCGCCGCCTAGTGCGCTACTTGCGCCGCCCCCACCGCCGCCGGTGTTGGCTGTTCCTGCCGTTGCATTGCTTGGAGATGCAGCCCCAGCGCCGCCTCCTCCTAAACCCCCGCTTGCTCCAGAACCACTAATCCCGCTATTGCCCGCGCCGCCGCCACCACCGGAAAAATATAATGCTGTTCCTGTAATACTAGAAGTGGAACCTACGCCCCCTGCCCCACCATTTGCCCCGCTACCAGTAGCGCCAACTGCGCCAGCACCGCCGCCGCCGCCAGAACCCCCATAAGTAGTAGAAGACCCTGCCCCGCCATTATTTCCTTGACCTGATGTCCCAGCGCCTCCTGATCCCGGTGTAGAGCCGTCCGTGTCCCCGCCCCCTCCCCCAGAGCCACCGGCAGAACCATTGGTGTTTCGTAATGCCCCTTTACCGCCGCCTGTAGAAGTAATTGAACTAAAAACGGAATCGCTACCATTTGACCCAGCAGAACCCAGAGAACCAGCAGAACCTCCTGCGCCAACGGTTATAGTTAATGCACTAGCCGTGGCAACTGATAAAGTTCCAGTTCGCATTCCCCCAGCGCCACCAGCTCCACCTTGAGAGCCATTTGCAGAAGCGCCAGCACCAGCTCCAGCAACAACCAAATACTCAACATTAGGCGTGGCAGTACTCGGAGGTGTAGTCACCACCGGGCTGTATACCGCAGATACAAAACCACCGGGATACCGCAGTCCCATACGTCACCTATTAGGTAATTGCTTCAAACGTAGCTGTGAAAGTCAGCGCCGATGCTGTACCGCTGTATGCCGCAACAGACTGGTTCTCCGTGATGTACAGGGAGTTGGTCTTGTCCACGATAATCAGCGTTGCATTAGGCGGCACCGAAATCTGGTACGCCGGGTAGGTCACAACAGTCGCTGAACCAAAAGTCGCGTTGTTGCCCACTGCAATCGTCGCTGTTGCTGCACTGGAAGTCGTGTTCGCGCAAGTGATCGAAGTCACCCGGTTAACCGTACCAACCGCAGGAGTCAGACCTGTCAGAGACGTTGTACCGTTGTACGTCCACGAAGTCGTGGCAGTCGCAGCGGATGATGGGATAACGTAACCGACGTTTCCGTAGATACTCGTTACGTTGACAATGTTTGGGTTTGCCATTTATTGCTCCTTAGAAGCCAAAGATCATCGCCATAGCGATTGCTTTACCTGTGGTAATACCACCGCCACCTGCCGCTGCCCAAGTAGGCACACCGCCAGAAACTGTGAGAACTTGACCACTAGAACCTACTGTTAACTTGCTCAGAGTATTAGTCGCTGATGCATAAAGAATGTCACCCGTCGTGTAGGTGCTTTGTGCTGTACCGCCGTTCGCAGCCGGTAAAGTTCCCGTAACACCTGTGGACAACGGCAGACCTGTGGCATTTGTCAGGGTTCCAGAGGACGGTGTCCCCAAGGCTCCACCATTGACTACAACCGCTCCTGCCGTTCCTGTGTTAACTGCTAACGCGGTCGCTACGCCGGTACCCAGACCTGACACGCCCGTGGAAACAGGTAACCCAGTAGCATTAGTCAAAGTGCCTGAACTTGGTGTACCTAGCGCACCCCCATTGACGACAAAAGCTCCTGCCGAGCCAGTGTTTGTTCCAAGAGCCGTTGCTACGCCCGTGCCCAGACCTGACACGCCGGTCGATACCGGAAGACCCGTGGCGTTAGTCAGGGTTCCTGAACTTGGAGTTCCCAGTGCCCCACCATTAACAACAAAAGCCCCTGCTGTGCCGACGTTCGTGCCTAGCGCGGTCGTGACACCTGTACCTGTCGTGATTGTTGACGGGGCAACCCCTGCGCCACCACCCACTACCAGTGCGCTTGCAGCCAAGGCACCAGAGCTTGCGAGGGTTCCAGAAGCCGAGTAGTACAAAACACCACCAGATGTACCAGAGGTTAGACCTGTACCGCCCGAAGCTACCGGCAGGGCAGAGCCTAGCGTCATGGAGCTTGCGTAGGTGGTCACATCAACGACGTTCGTGCCGTCGTTGAAAACCATCATGGTCTTTCCTGAAGGAACCGCGATACCCGTGCCGGTCGAGTTCTTGACTGTGACTGTATCGGCGACACCGTTGTAAACGATGTAAGGCTTCTCAATGGCGGGTACGATTAGGTTTCTTGCCCCGCCTGACGTTCCTGTCAGGTTTAAACGGAAGTTACGCGCCGTCTGAGAAGCATTGGTATTCGTTAGGGTCAGGGTAACGTCCGCGCTGGCAAAGGTAACGTCAGCAGACCCGGCGATTGCCTCTTCAAGCGCAGTGCCCAAGTTCGTGTTGGTTGTGATACCCCACGTACCAGACTGCTCACCCGTGGCAATCAGTTCAATTTTTAGATTGCTGTATGTACTAGCCATGTTCTTTCCTTATGCCGCTTGAATTTCGACCCAATTAGGATCTTGGTAGTTGCCAATCGCAGACCAGTTTGGATTTTGATAATCATCAACCACCGTCCATCCACCTATTACTACCGACCCTATCTGCCCCGTGCCAGATACGCCAGTTACTACTACGCCATCGTCAGTCTTAAAGGAGACTGTGCCTATTGCTCCTGTTCCAGAAACCCCCGTAGGAGTCTTCTGTGGTGTTGGGCGAACCGTTCCTGTAGAACCTGTGCCTCCAACCCCGGTAACCTCAACTGCCACCCCATAGAATGGCGTTACCTGACCTACTGCCCCGACCCCGCCAACCCCTGTCGCAACAAAAGTTGAACTGATTGAGAACGTAACCGTTCCAACTGCTCCAGTTGCGCTTACTCCAGATACAACTGGTGTTACTTGTTCTGTTGTTGTTCCTGTTAAACCTGTTCCTTCTACGCCCGTAACATTTACAATAAGTCCTTTTATAACTGTTACGTTTCCTACATTTGCAACGCCCTCCACTCCTGTGACGTTGTTAATGACCTGCGTAGAAACACTTCCTACAGAACACGTACCTTGTACACCTGTAACGTAAGTATTAACCGCTATAGCTACGTTACCTACACTTCCTGTTCCTTCTACTCCAGTTACAACAAGCGTAGAAGCTGTTGAAACATTACCAACATTACAAACACCCTGTACCCCAGTTACTGTAAAAGATACAAGCGGATTTATTGTTCCTGTTTGTCCTGTTCCCTCAACACCTGTTGGTATTACGCTATCGTTAGTGTTTGTAGTTACATTTCCTACACTGCCCGTACCGGAAACGCCAGTAATTGATGGGCTTACAACTAACGTAACGGTCCCTACATTGCCAGTTCCTTCAACGCCTGTTGGGGTAACAACCTTGGCTTGGATAATCCCGCCCCAACCGTTTTCTCCCCAAGCACCAATGCCCCAGCCAGATGTATTGGTCGTGGGAATGCCGCCCCAAGTGGCATCACCCCACGCACCATCACCCCAAGCATTGACGAGATTTGGCACATTCTTTTCCTATTAGGCAATCCTAATAATTGCCGTCGATGACGTAGCAGCAGGGAACTGAATTTGAAAATCTCCAGAGCTTACCTGTTGGTCCCCACCAAAACTCAATACTGCACAAGCAGGGCTACCTGATGCGCTGCTGTTATAGATAATTCCACCGGAAGTTGTAAATGTTGCGCTAGACCAAGTGGTATTGCTAAAGTTACAAATAGCTGTTGTTCCACTAGAAACCGGAGTAACCGATGTCAGCGTATTGCCGCCCGTGGTGTAACCGCTACCATTAGGAATTTCATCAGAGTTTCCTGTTAAATTGGTATAGCTTGTTGTAGAAGCGTTATAAGTACCGGTCAAAGAAGCTGTGGCTTTGCCCAATGCAAGTTTAAACGTATTACCAGTAGAAGCCGTGAAATTGTGTACCGCCTTCAGGATTTCCACCTTGAACGAGGTCGGCATTGCCGTAGTAAATCCAGCCATGTTAATTCTCCAAAAGTTTAATTAATTCAGGGTGCCCCGCTTCACGAAGGCGATTTGCCAGTGTGGTGTTATGCGAAGCTACTGCCTGACGCATATACCTCACTAATACTGCTCGGATCTGGCTCTTGAACGCCTCCGCTTGGTCTCGGATAACGGGATGAGAGCTTTCCCCAACATGAACAATGTTATCCAAAGCCATATCAGCCAGTTCCTCCGGGGTAAACCCTCTCCCGGAGACCGATACAGCCCTAATCTCTCCCAACAAAACCCCACCAGAGCTAGATATCATATTAGTAAGTGCTTCGTATTAAGGCTTCCGTCGCTGTGTTCGGAGGCATGGTTATTAAAAAGGTTGTCGTTGATGTTTTATCCGACCCAAAATCAAGCACTGCTATAGATTTGTCGCCCTTGCTTGCGTTGTAAATCAATGCACATCTAGCCGTTATTACTCCCGTCCAAGACACATCCGGGAAATCCACATATGCCGTTGTCCCCGACGAAGACACCGAAACCGGTGTAAGCACCGATCCCCCCGCCACATAGTTGCCACCGCTCGCCTCATTGGATGCCGTGTAAACCGTAGTCTCTGCGTTTAAACTTGCATCCGCTGTGTATAAGGCTATCTTGATGGTGTCAGTTGTCAAGTCATGAACGCCCTTATATAGCTCTTCCTTGAAGCTTGTGGTCTGTGTCTGGACAATCATTAATTCACCTGTAGCCTGACCTGACCATCACGATAAGCATCCATACGCTGCTTGCCGTCGCCCAGATTCTTGAGCAAGGCAATGGACTGCGTATAACGGTCTTCGTACAACCCCCTGTCTTCCGGCAGGACTTTCATATATGTCAATGCTTCCAACATCGTGGCATTGAACAGGGCTGAGTCAAAGTTATCCCCAAGCCAAGTCGTGCCAGTTGAGTTGGTTACCGTGCCGACCGTTACCGTAAACCCTGATCCCAGACCACCAATATCTGCCGCATCTGCGCTCAATACATCGTTGGTGACGTAGTAACAACCGCCGTCCACCAAGCTGACTGAGGTAATGACGTTCCCGGAAACAACAATGTTGACCAAAGCGCCATATCCTGTTCCGTTGGTCAAAGGCACATTGAAGTAGGTTCCGTTGGCATACCCTGTCCCGGCATTTGTAATAGACAGGGTGGCAATCGGGCTTTGGACAATCGAATCCGGGTAGTAGTAATAATGTAGTTCTGCCCCATAGCTGGCATCCGGTGTAGGACCAACAATGAATGTCAACTCGTTAACATTTGATGAGACAGGACCAAAGATGGCGTAATGCTTTGGCTTTCCTGTGTCTGTGGGACCCGGATAAGCCTCGCGAATGAAGTTCACATCCTTGTTCAGAAGATAGGTGTAGTCCCCGCCGCCATTGGGATAGATTGCTAGGGAGTACACAGAAAGGAAGTCTGTCGGGCACTGGAGGTACTTGTTCCCGGACGTAAGATTCCCCGTCACATTCTTTCTCAGGTTGGCAATCTGCACCGTGTTATAGATGCGCTGCTCTGCCTGACGTATGAATGTGTTTATGATTCGCGGGTTGGATGAATAGTCAAAGTCATTCTCCGCGTAATCCTGAACTGTGCTGACAAGGTCTGCGTAGTTCATTCATCACCCCATTGGACCACGCGCCATCACGCCCTTGGTAGCTGCGCCCGTGCCGCGAATCTTGATACCGGAAGTCTTGTCGGCAGGGTAGTTGCCCTTGCTAATCGTGCCAATCGAGACGTTCAGATTGTCCATAACCTTCGCGCCAGACTCGGTGTTGACCTTGGGCTGGGTTGCCTTACCAGACATATCATGAGGAGCGGCATAGGTTTTGGCTTGACCCACTTCCCTACCACCCATTTTTTGACTGAACTTAGCCATTATCGACCCCTTCCACGCTGGTTCATGGCGCGAGCCAAGTTGCGCCCATATTTCTTCATGTCTGAGCTTGTTACGCCGCCTTTGCTCATCTTGTGCATCCGGCGTTCATGTGCCTTAACTTCCTTGTCGGCGATTTTCTTAACTTCTGACTTATCCATGCTTGCTCCTTATGTCACACTAACAGTCGCATTTCCTACCAACGCCTTTGATACCAGATTGTTTGGTGTCAAAACGGCATCATAATTTCTAGAACCGCCCACCGGATACCAACCCCATTGAATGTCCCTTGAGCCACCCGATGGGTATCCAGCATCTCCACCGTTGGGCGCATCCTGTAGACCGTTTAAACCAGCGGTGTAATAGGTCGTATCTGGACGCGGCTCCCGGACTGCTTGTGGGTCATCCACTGGGTACATACCCAATTGCAACTGAGGATGATCTGGAGACCAGCACTCGTCACAAACCTTCAATTGGTACAACTTTGTTTTAACAACCTCATAACGAAGCTGCTTAAGTTTAAACCTAAAACCGCAAATATCACACTGGGCGATGCTCCATTTTCCAGAGGAATACCTGTTTCCCATCAGTAATAACTCCCACCAATGAAAGTTGCCCTTGGGACAAGTCTCAAGGCAGCTTTTTCCCGGTCTTCTCCTGCCGCCAGATTGAACTGTTCGTCGTACACAGACTTCAACATCTCTAGTCTTGTGACCAGATCTGGGACTTTCATGGCGATGTAGTACGCCAATCCTGCGACCAGACAGGGGTAGAAGCGGAAGTTCATATCTGCCGTTTGGATACCATTACCGGCATCCTGCACCCGGCGCAGTCTCCAATAGGCAAATGTGTAGGTCTGGGAGCCGTCTGGCGTGGGCCAAACAGTGATTGCCGGGAGTTGTGGGACATAAACCGTCGTGCCCGTTGTATGAGAAGCGGCAGTTGTGTTGTTCTGACCACGGAATATATTCATTAGGACATTGCCAGAAATATAACCGTAGTAAATGTCTTCGCTGTCAATCCGGACATACCCGCTAGAAGCTAGGTTGTCCGTGGAGCTTAGAGTAATCGTCGTGTCTGTGGCAGTCAGGTTTCCAACCAAGGTTGCCCCGGCAGGTCCTACCTGACCCGACAGACGTTGAATCCAGACCTGAATAGGACGCGCTTGGGTGAGCTTATTCGGGATGGTGGCGTAGGTCGAGGCGCTGATCCGGCTGATGTTTAAATCAGTCTGAAGATTCTCTTGATTGGCGTTGGTACGAATTACATGCTCCAACAGGTCAATCGTGTCTATAGGTAGTGGATAAGTGTTTAAACCTTGCTGGAAAGTGATTGTTCCCTGCTCGATTGTCCACATGTTGATACCACGGTTTGCCCATTCAATCGTCAAGAGGTTCATGGATCGACGGGCAGTCTTGAGATCGTAACCGCTACGCATCTCGCGCCCAGCCCTCTCCCACGCCTCTTCGGCGATCTCCTGAAACTCCATGTTAAAGAGGGTTGAGCCGGTGGTTGTCATTTAAATCATCCTTCCTTTGGTCTTCCCACGCTTGGCAATCCCATCTGCACGGGAAGATGCTGAAACCTTGCCACCTTTTTTCATGCCGCGAGTTTCGCGTTTCATTTGGTTTGCAAGTTCTCTATCTAAATCTTCCTCTTCGCCTTTGGCAGACTTGTAAGATGAAGCTGCATTACCAATAAAATTGGCGGCATCTTTTACGCCTTTTACTGCTGCGCGACCTCTTGATGCCAAATAATCTGCCCCGCCACCCATTGGGGTTGGTTTTGTTTTTGGCATTTCTCCAGCTAAAGTTTCAGCCAAAACCCCCACTGGAGCAAGCGCCACTCCGGTGGCTAAATCTTTAAGCGCATCGCTTTTTTTACGTTTTATGCGTTCTTCTGTGCCAAATTCGCGGATGCTTCCATATTTATCTGCTGGATTTTTATAACGCTCAAAGTTAATCCGTGATGACATTGGATCATCTTTGTCGTAAATCCCCATCTTTTGTTTGTAGTCAGCCATCATTTGCCCCTTGCTGCTCGCATGTTGTCAACCAGATTGGGATAAGGTCTGCCCGCTGCTTTTGCCATAGCTTTGGCTTTGGACTTCTTGGCAGAACTTAGCTTTGTGGGCTTCCCAAGACCTTTAGGTCTAGGTTTATCCCAGACTTCCCCGCCTTCCTTAAAGATCTCTACCGGGAGATTCCCATCCCGCTTCTTGACGATCTTGGGGACTTTGGACTCTTTAATTGCCCCCATTCCCCGGCTCGCCATCATAGGATTCTCCCTTTTGTCTTGCCTTTCTTGGCAATACCATCAGCGGCTTTCACATAACCGCCTTTGCGGTAGTTGGTCATGCCTTCACCAAACTTTGCTTTAGTGGGCTTACCCGGCAAGTTAACAGGCTTGGATTTGTCGCCGGGTTTTCCGGGCAAAGGAACTGCCCCCGGTATATCCCCAATAGGTCCACTCGGCTTTAACGGTTTGTTTGGCGTAGTTACTGGCTTGCCATACAACTCCGTTTCCATCCGCTCCTGATTCTTACGGTTGCGGGTGTCTTGACGGAACTCTTCTATTTGTTGTGGGGTCATTGGCATAATCAATACACCTTACATTTGGTTTTGCCACGTTTGGCAATGCCGTCAGCACGGGTAGATGCACTGCTGACCTTGCCCCCAGATGCATATTTCTTGACCTTGGCTTTGCCACCCTTCTTAAAGTTGGGACCGCCTTCTCCAGACATGCGCTCTAGATCACTAGACAAAAATGGATCAATTTCATGAATTCTTGGGGAGCGTGTTCCCATTGAAGAAGGACGAGACTCATTAAGTTCTTCTTCTCTTTTTTTCTTTATTCCTTTTATGCCTTTAACCGCAGCCATGCCAGCAAGACCCAACAAAGCTGGAACAACAGCCCCAGAACCATCAGATGAAACTTTTTGACCAGCCCGGTTTCTTGCGTCCATATCTTCTTTAACAACAGTTCCAGAACGAGTTCTTGTTACAGGACGAGTAAGACCCACCGGCATTCTGGCTTTCATGCCGCCCATAGTCTCAAAACCAGAGGTTTCAATACGCTCTGGATCAGGAGTGGTTTTTACAACGGTCTTTTTTGCAATTCTCTTACGAGGCGTGACACTTGGACCTTGAACACCGGGCGATGTGCCGCCTTCTCCTGTGCCTTGAGGAGTCAACGCACTTTTTAGACCCACCGGGGTTGTATCCGGGGGAGTAACCGGAGGAGTAACCGGAGGAGTAGCCGGGGCGGTGTCTGATTTTGTTGGGGTAGGGATAACCGGCGCGCCCATACCCGGAAAACCACGGGCATATTGAGTACTAGGAGGCGTTACAGGAGTCGCCTTATTACGTTCAGCAATACCACGACCAGCACCAAACTTGTTATAAGCCTCAGACCTTGGGTCGTCAATGTTGCCCATACGTAGGCGCTCAAAGAAACCAACACGTTCATTTTTAGATGCTTCCAAACCTCTTTTTTTGTCTTCCGCTTCTTGCATTTCTTCTGGCGTTGCCGCTCTCCTTGGCATAGCTGTGCCTAAGATTCCACCGCCAGTTTCATATTTTTTAAACTTGCGCTTTTTCATGATAACCCCTTAGTAGCACTTGCCGCCGCGAGCCATCTTGATGTCTTTGCCTTTGGTCTTGCCCTTACGTGCAATTCCATCTGCCGATTTATGACCTCCAGCTAAACCGCCAGAAGCCATCTTCTTAGCCTTGCCCTTCATCTCAGATTCTTCATGTTTGATCATGGATGCAGGAGCGCCTTTCTTTTTCATGAACGACACTTCCTTCTTGACCATTGCTTTTGACTCTTTCATTTCGCCTCCTTTGGCTTTCTTGGAAAGGCCCGCCTCGGAAAGACCTATGGCAATAGCCTGTTTGGGGTTGGTAACCTTTTGACCCGAAGAAGACTTCAGATCACCACGTTTAAACTCTTTCATCACGGTACGAACTTTATCCATTACCTCTCTCCATCAATCTATCTAGCTTTGCATCAAGCCGGTCTAGGCGGTCTAGAACCCGATTGATGTCTGCATGGACTTCAACCTTTGTGACGTATTCCTTCGCCACCTCTTCGCGGGTGCGATTCAACAGGATCTGGAGTCTCTGAAGTTCTTCCTTCTGAGATTCCAGTTCCTTGTCTTTGATTCTCCAACCCCATCCGATCAATCCTAAAATGACCGTGATGGCGGTGTTCCATAAAACCATTTCCATTTAACAGTTCCAAGCTCTTAAAGATTTGTTAATGCGGCTGTTAGGATCATTGGCTGTCTTTGAGCTTGTCAGTTTCTTTTTCATACCTGACATTCGAGCGCAGAACGATGCCTTGCGACCAGCGGATTCTTTGGTCTTTGGGTGAGGGGCGGGGGGCTTGAGATTCATCCCCTGCTTCTTTGCTGAAGCGCGACCTTTCGCGTTCAGACCACCCTTCGGATTCTTGCCTTCTGATCTTTGCCATGCTGGAGTCTTAGCCATTTGCCACCTTCTTTTGTAGAAGTAGTGTCTCTTCAATCATGGGTTGAAGGACTTGTTTACCAAAATGCCCCGTAAACTCTGTGTTTCCAAAATGACCTAGATTGATCTCCGGGTCTACATAGATTTTGAATCCTGCCTCTGTTACACGATCACAGAACAGGTAGTCCTCGCCCATGTATCCCTCTGGCGTTACTTTGAAATCAAACAAGGAATAGTGATGCTTGTTTTCTACGTTGACCCAGTACTTCCATTCCGGGTGGTCTTTGATTAGCTTCTCGATAACATGTCTGCGTATAAACATGAAACCAGTGCCAATCCTATCTACCCTTAAAAGACCGTTTTCCGTTAGTTCCACGCCGCCATGCTCGTTGTAATGGATGTCGGTAAAGAACTTCTGGTCTGCCGCTCTTCTTGGATAAGACCCACACAGGACATCTTGGTCTGACCCAAGAGCCATGATCCGAAGAACGTCCTGATGTTTGAAATGAATATCCGAGTCAATGAACAACATCTCTGTGCAATTAGACTCCATGAACTGATTGACCAGAGAATTCCTAGCGCGGGTGATGATTGAGCTACCCGACAGGTGACCCAAATGGATAGAGAACTTGTGCTTTAGAGAAGCCAGAGCAAGCTGTGGCAATTCATATGCAGAATGTATGCATATGCGTCCGTCATATGCCGGAATGGCAACAAACAGACTTCTTCCTGCCAGCACAAATTTCTTTTCCTCAACCATAAAATGCCACCGCTGAGACTGCTGCGCTATTGGTAATCACCAGACTTGTTTCAACAAGCACACCTTCACCGGGGAGCAAAACATAATTGGATTCTGCGCCGCCAATAGTTAGGGTAAACAGGGTCGTAGCGTTGTTTTTGACCGCGATGGTTCCCGCGCCAGTTGCGCTGTACCACAGCCCCTTTAAACGGGTACGCCCGTTGTAAGCCGTGGTAGAGCCATTTGCTGCACAGGTTGCGCCTTTAACGTCTGTCTGCATCATGGCGATGCCTCCTTATTAGACGTTCTGCTGACCGAGGTACGGATCGGTGACGTAGTACAGAATCTGACCACTGATCGAACCGCCGGTAGGAGCAGATGCGCCCTTACGACCGGTGATGTAAACCATCTCCGTAGCCGATAGGATGGCATTCATGGATGCCCCTGCGGTGGCAGATGCCCAATCAAAAATCTGCTTACCCGCATCAGCATCTGACTCATTCAGAATGGATTGCGGAGAAGCAGAACCAGTCGAATAAGTTGTAAAACCGATATCAAATGTGGGATTCGTGCCGCCAGTAGCTGCACCATTTGCATTAATTTGCACAATGACAGCGCCAGCAGGGAGAATGACGGCAACGCCGCCAGAAGCGTTCAGCACGTTACCCGATGTCTGAGTTGCATCAAAGTAAAATTCGGCAACCATCAGACCGGTGCCGCAATACGCGGTACGAGTTTGATCACCGCCGCCCGAACGCCAAATGCTTTGGGTGGTAGAAACAGCCATGTTGTCCTCTCATGCGAGTTAGGCGCAAGCGATCTGCATGACGTTAGCCGGGTCTATTCGCAAGCACCTGTTTAAACCCCGGAATTGCTACTTTATATACCAGAAAAAAGGGGGCGTAAAGCCCCCTTTTCTTAGGCTCCCGGAGAGCCAAAGATGCCCAGCGGGTCGGATACGCCAAAGCTATAACGCTCACGAGCCTTATAGCGGACGTTGCCGGTGTCGAAGTCGCCGTCCATGCCCGTTTGCATCGGGGTACGAACGAAGTGCTTCAGACCGTTGGGGACATCAGTCATCAGGAACCAAGCATTGGTGTCAGTCAGGTAGTGATTGACACGGTAGCCTTCCGGCACAGAGCCGTTGTTCTTGATTGCGTTGATGTCGTTGTCGTTGGTGCCAACACGCAGTTCTGTTTCCAGCAGACGAGTCGCAACGAACTGGAGTGCCGGTGGCACGATCAGTTTCTTGGGACGCGCTGCGATCAGCAGACCACGTTCGTCCGTCCAAGCTGCAATCTGAATGACTGCGTTTTCCAACGAAGTTTCATTCAAGTCAGCAGCGACCGCAGGACGGTTGCTGTTGGTGCCGCCAGAGATCAGCGGGTGAGCCGTGTTACACAGGGTCACGCCGTCGCCATAGGTAACTGCGGTGTTGAACGCATTGTTCAGCACGTAAGCTGCCTTGACTTGCTTGGTGTAAGCCATAGCGCGAGCCAACGACTTGGTGTAACGCTGAGACAGAGAGTCATAGAGGTTATCCTCAATTGCCTCTTCGGTCAGCGAGAAACCAAGAACGACGGTCTCATGGTTGTATCGAGCAGTCCAAGCTTCCTGCGCGTTGTCATATGCCATTGCGCTGCCCTCGTTTTTAACGGGAGCGGCACTAAAGCCAGACAGCTTGGTTTCCTCTTCAAAGCTACGTTCCGAAGTTTCGGTTTCGTAGATCTCTTTATGCTCTTCGCCGTAGGTCTTGTACTCCAGACCGAACAGTGCGTTCAGACCGGGCAGAAGTTCCTTGAGCATTTGTGCGCGTGAAATTGCCATGATTTACTCTCCTTATACACCAGTGGTGCTGTTGTACTGGTGAGTATTGATCTTGACGATCAATTCCACAAACGCATCAGCGCCAAGGGCTGTGCCGGGGACAACATCGATAACACGCACCGGGAGGGTGTTAGTGGTAGCGTCGCTGCCAGACAGAACTGCAACCTTGGAGTCACCAGTTGTTGTCGAACCAGTATTCTGGACCAATGCCATGTTTGAACCGACTACATCACGGCTCACACCAGTGGTGGTTACAGTAGTACCGGACGAAACAACAGCAACTTTAAACGCAGCCATCGGGTCATCAATTACATAACCCAAAGCAGCATTAGAACTAGTTGCTGCTGCTGCCGGGTAATATTGACCTTCAACAGGCTGGTTAGAAGAGTTGGTATAAGCACAACCGACCAGAACGCCGCAAGGAGTTGCATTGTTCGTGCCGGTATCGGCAACCAGATAACCATTGCTGATCTTTACGGTATCGCCATAGAAAATGGCAGTAGCGTAGTTAGTTGCAATAGGAATCTGGCGAATCTGACCCGCATACGGCAAACCGTCAATGCGATTGACAGCTTGTAGACCGTAAGGCGAGCTTACAGTGGGATAAGCCATTTGATACTCCTAAAAATTAACTAGATCTACCGAAAGTGACCTTTGAACGCTTCTCACTGAAGAGAGGCATTGCAGGATTACTTTCACGCATAAAGTTGTTGTCCACCGACTCCATAAACGCTTGCGTTTGATCGATAAAGTAAGCGTTACGTTGTTCGACGAATTCAACAGGGGTTTTGCAAAGGAGCAGTCCACCAATCTGTATGCCATCGGGAAAACGGTTGTCCGTTGACTTCAAGTGCAACATTCTTGGTTGTGTGTGCGCCTTTACAGGTTCCCAACCCTCGCGAAACTTTGCAGAAATGTTAACGGGATCATCACGGTTAAGTGTGCTGATACGAATCCAGCGGAAGGCGTAACCATCCTCTGGGTCAGGGTCAGGAAGCAACTGTGGTGGGGTCCAACGCTTGGGCCTCAGATCCTGCTGTTCCCGGCTCTCCGTAGTACGCTTATCTCGCTTTTGATCTTCCATTTAATTTCTCCTTAATCTCGCAGCCTCACGCGCATATTGTTCCAGAGGAACTCCAAGACGCTTGGCGATGTTGACTTCAGACGGCGTAAGTGTGATTTTCTTTGGCGCAACACTACGTGTAGCTGAAGCAACGACATTTGATTTTGTAGGGCGTTGAGTCGGCGCATCAACGGGTTCGTCGGACTCAAATTTATCCGGGAACACTTGGCGTAACCTAGCATTCAAGCGTCGGTAGTACTCGTCACTCTTAGGGTCAACGTAATCATCGTTAACAAGTCTGTCATGCACAGCTAGGGCAAACGCGGTCATTTCCTTGTCTTTACCCCACCATCCCTCATTTCGCTGCCTCCACCTTTCGGCTTTCTCATCGATTGGTTCTGGTTGCTGTGCAGCCGTTGGGAAACTCTCTTCCGGCTCTGGAGCCGGTTTAAAGTTACTCAGTCGCTCGGCTTTGAACTTGGTAGATGTCAGATGGTCTTGTGCTTCCACAAGCGCATCAGAATCACCCGATTCATACGCTTCCTTGTACTTACGCTTTGCCTCAACAAGCTCGAAGTCGATCTGTTTCTTAGCTTGCTCAAGAAGAGCATTTTGGCTAGTGTTTACAGATCCTTTGAGTTTTTGGTTTTCCTCAAAGTAGGCTTTGGCTATCCGAATAGCCTCTTCCTTTTCCTTCAGAGCAGCCTCTTTGGCTCTGCGCTCGTCGTGATACCCCTTTGTAAACTCGCGAATCCTGTTACGGTCTCGCTTTGAGTACGTGGCAAGTTCTTCGTCGGTCGGGTCTTCCGGGGGAGTTTTCATGGGTTCGCGCCCACGGTCCTCCTCTGGAGTATCGTCAACGATTTCAATCTCCAAGTCGTCGTCACTTGCCGCTTCAACGACAGGTTCAGGCTTTTCGCCAGCCAAATCCAGTGTTTCCATATATTCAGCCATGATCCCTCCTACGCACGGGATATTCCGCGAGGATCTTGGACAACTGCTTCGACGCTGTCGTCATAGATCATGCGAAACTCTTTGCCATGAATCTTGATTCTTGTTCCTGTGTTAGGACGCACAAGAACAAAGTCGCCTACCTTGCAAGAAGGACCGTTAGGGAACTTCTTGGTGTCTTTATAGGCATCTGGACCCATTTTCATTACGAAAAGCACTGGGGACAGAATCTCTTCGTAATGCATTGTGGTGCCAGCTTTTGCCAAACCGCTATCAAATTTCTCCTCAATCTCCGGTAGAGCGCACAAGAGATAAAAGGTGCTAGGGTCAGGCAGTTGACGCGCTTTCTCTTCCGCAGGCAACGTCGTGGTTGTTTCTCCATCCTCACTCAAAAGGATTTCACTCATCAAAGTTCTCCAGTTTTCGCACAAGGTCTGTAGTTATCATTTGTGCAAACATCAGACCCTGAATCTGTCCGCACAAATATCTGTATTCGGCGTGATCTTTCGCTGCGCCGTCACAGATAGATTTGGAAAGGTCGTCGCCTCTTTCCTTAATCTGTTTAAGGAGATGCTGGAGTATCTTCTCCTCGTTTCCCATTATTTATTACTCCGTTTAAACAAGTCAACCTGAACTTTTTGGTTTGCCAACTTTTCTTGGGAGGCGATCCGCGCAAGATCGACCTCTTTCTGGTTGGCAATCCGCTGGGCTTCCAGTTGGAGCTTCGCCTGTGCCACTTGGGCATCAGACTGCGCCTTCTGGGAATCGATCTGGAGTTCTGCCTGTTGGATCTGGATAAGCGGGTCTTGCATCTGTTGTTGGGCTTGCGCCTGTTGGGCGTTGGCTTGGTTAAGCTGGAGAAGCTGTTGAGCGCCTTGGGCGACCAGCCGGGACAACTGGACTTCCACATCTTCTGGGAGTTCTGCGTCCGGGGCAGGGATGGGCACACCAATCTGCTCTTCGACCTTCTTTCTGTAGTTAAAGGCTAGGTGTTCGGCAATATGAGACATTGCCGCTGCCTGAATCTTTTGAGCCATTGGGTTTTGACCAATGGTCTGGGCGATTATGGGATCTTGCATAAATGCCATGTGGGAGGCGATATGCGCGTCGTGATCCTGATAAATGAAGGCTTTGGTTGGTTTTCCGTTTAGGAAAGCCATGTTCTCCGAGATCGGGTCTTTGGGCTTCTGGTCGTCTTCAACCGGGACCAATTTCTCGGCGTTTTTGATTCCCAAGACTTCAATCATCTGCCGATGGAGGTTGGGGAGGTCATAGATCTGGGGTGCGGTCGAGGCTAGTTGGATGACTGCCTGATACTGCATGATCCGCTGCGCCATCGTCGAGGAGTTCGGGTCTGAGACCGGGATTACCTCAACAATGTCGTAGTCCGACTGTTTAGCCTGACGAGTTCCTGACTCCGGGTCGTACTCATAATCGGTCGGGGCGTAGTCCCGGATGATTTCCTTTAAGAGTTTAAACTCTTGTTTCATCGAGGCGTGTACACGAGCCTGAACGGCAGACATCATCTTCAACTGACGCTCAAGGAGAGCTAGTGTCGTGCCTACCGGGGCGTTGGCGCTCATGTCGGAGATCTTCATTTCCCCGATAGAGCCTAGTCTTCTGCCCTCTTCCGTGATCTGATTCAACAGGGTCAAGAGAACCTGACTAGGTTCCTTGTACGGGAGGGGCATGATGTTGTCGCGCATTGCCCCGCTGGGGATGTCGATGTCTCTCCATTCGCCCGGAGCGATTGGGGTGTCGTCATCCTTGATCCTCATGCCACGGGTCTTTAAACCTCCCGGCAGATTGGACAGGGTTCCGGCATCGACTAGCTGCCTGATTAATGAAGTACCGGCGCGGGCATATCCACCAATAATGTGGATCAGTCCTAAACCATAGAATCCAAAGCCGGGGATGTAGCAATAGTCCACAAAATGCTGGCGGCTCTGCTTGGTGGGGTCGTCTTGGTTCCAGTTCCGGTAGACCGACAAGACCTCGTTGGTGCCTTGGTCGATGGTCACGACATAAGGTAGGGCAATCCCTGTGGGTTCGCCGTCCTCGTCCACATCCTCCAAGCCCTCGATGTCTAGGTAGGTGTGGATCTCTAAAATCCGGTATCTATCGTCGTCGTTGGTTTTGTAACCCTGTTGTTCGGCTTTCTTCTTCTCGATGTCCGACAGAATGTTCATCGGCTCGCCCAGTTCTACATCCCGGTAGAAACCTGAGTACTGGAGCTTCTTGATTTCATTTTTTGTCTTACGCATCACATGGGTGATACGTTCTGCGTTCTGGAGGGTCGAGGTCCCGTAGGGGACGATGATGTCTTCGGCGGGGATGTAGGGGGCTGCGGGGATTTCCTTCTGTGTGTCTGGGTAGACCTTTTTAAACGCTGACCCGGCTAGACCCAAGGAATACAGGAGTCTTTCATGTTCCGGGCGGTAGTCGGACATCTTCTCCGTCAGGGTGTAATTCATGTCGGTTCGGACTCTCTCGGCAGCTTCTTCCTTTAACTTGGTTATCGCCCCGATGATCTCGGTCTTGACCGGACCTCCAGCAGGGAAGGTCTCCATAATTGATTCCGACTGAAACCGAATGGCGGCTTCGGTCAGGACGGTCGAGTAAACACCACACGCTCCATTCCAAGGCTCCGTCCTTTCTTCGTATTGGAGGCCCAAGACCTCAAGACCTTTCACAAAGGTCTCTGCCCAATCTTTTCTGGAGTCTATGTCTGCTTCGACCAGATCCGTTAGCTCACTGGCAATGGTGTTTAAAACACCTTCGTCCAAAACTTCCGCAAGGTTCGCATCAAACTCCGTGCCTTCGATGTCATCCCCCTTTTCGAGGGTAATCTCCACGCTATCCACTGATATCGACTCAGGGTCCTCAATCTCGATCTCAATTGGCTCCTCCTGTAAGGAAGCTAAACCCATCGGGGCTTGGTAGATGCTTTTTTCAATCGCCATGATGATTCCTAGTAATAAGCCATGCGACGACGGAAGTACCTCGGTTCATCTTCCTCATCTGAATAAACCGAGATAAAACCACCTTGCCTAAAACGCAATAAAGCCTGTGAGGAGGAGTCCACTAGGTCATCATGGTCGCCATTAGGGAAGGAAGCCATTTCTTCCATGACTTCATCTGCCCATCTTGTTTCTGGGCACCAGACCACGCCTGACGCAAACAGGTCGGATATAGCGTTTACACGCGCAATCTTATCGTTTCCTTTGCCCGGTGTATATTCAGACAGGGGAATCCCGATTTTTCTCATCTCATAAATCAAGGGTGCCCCGGCGGCTCGCTTCTCAATCAAGAGGGTGTCGGGGTTCCATTCCCTCCACATGTCAAAAGCCTTCTTTTTTAACTCCGGGAACTCCATCCTCTGTTTAAACGCATCTAGAAGGATGATATTAGGTCTTAGATCCCCGTTTTTATTGGGATGTTGGAAGACTCCCCAAGTCGTACAGGCTGAATAGTCGGCTCTATTATTTTTCTCGAAGGCTGTATCCCAGCTTTGGATCACATATTCGCAGTCTGGGGGGTCGCCTTTCTCCCATATCTGCCATTGATCACGTTTAACAATCGCCCCTTCCTCGGAGGTCGGGTTTTGTTGGTACTGGGCTTCCCATTTAGAGACCGGGAGTTCGGCTTTTAGGGCTTCGAGTTCTTCTTTTTTCCAGAAACCGGGCCACAACGGGGTCCCGGAGGGCAAAATCGCGGGGAAATCGATGACTTCCCACTCGTTTACACCATCTTTTTCTGAATTTTTAAGGATTTGCCCGGTCAGATCTCGCTTTGACCACCGGGTCATCACGATAATAATGGCTCCACCGGGCTGTAAACGCTGGCGAGGACCGGATGTATACCATTCATAGACCGAATCAAACACGGCAGGATTGCCTTGTTTAGCTTCCTGTTCAGAATGCGGGTCATCAATGATCAAAAGGTCAGCGCCTTTGCCAGTAACGGCACCGCCCACACCAATAGCGAAGTAATCCCCGCCCATATGAGTGTTCCAACGACCTGCTGCTTTAGAGTCGGAGGACAGCTTTGTCTCAAATACTTTCCCATATCCCTCGGACTGAACCAAATTCCTCACCTTTCGACCAAAACCCACAGCAAGCTCTGCCGTGTGGGCGGTCTGAATAATCTTCTTCTCAGGGTATTTCCCTAGAAACCATGCCGGTAAGAGATAAGACGCGAACTCTGACTTGGTATGCCGTGGCGGCATGTTGATAATCAACCTCTTCAACTGCCCGGACGCGACCCTCTCAAAGGCTTCTGCCATGATCTGATGATGTTTACCGGATATAAACGCGGGCCACATTTGGGTCACAAAGAAAAGATAAGACTCCTTACATCTCTCTATTCTGTCCATCTCCAAAAGAGCATGGACCTTGTTCCTCTCCGCTTCAGGAAGCTTGTCAGCTATAGCCACATAGTCGGCTATTTCCTTTTTGGTAAGCAAAGTCATAAAGAGGAGATCTCTTTCACTGTCCTATCAAACAGTCGTATCCCGTAGAACTTCTTGGGCTTGACCTCAAGAATCCCATCCTCTTGAAGTCTTCTGACAATCCTATGAACATTGGACTTAGCCTTCATCCCTATCCCCAAGGCTATCGCCTCGTAAGAAGGCGACATCCCATGTACCTTGATGTACGCCCGGATGAATTCCAATATCTGCCGTTTTCTTTCTGTCATTTGGTACTCGCTACGTCTAACTGCTTTCCGCTTCACGTGGTGCCGCACATTAGCATCCGCTTTCCCAACACGGCTGGGCACTCACCTCTTTCTCATGAGCTGTGGTGCGTTCAACTCGTCAGCAAGTGCCCATGCGTGTTGTTGGTACTCATGGGAGATCACAGACCAATGTTAATCAAAGAGCCACTTTCCCAACGGTTTAAACTATATATGAGAACAAATGAAATTACAAAAAATATATACCCCCCCCATCTAAAAAATGACCCCTTTTCCTATGTTTCACGTGAAACAGGGGGGTGGGGGTTTCCTTTGTTCTCATTGTGAGGGGTGGGTAATTGTGGGAGCGGATTACAGCGTAAGCGGTGCCGGGTCCCATCTGTGCCACAGTGGGGGGTGCGGGTACGGTGGGGTCACGCCCATCACGCTCTTGGGTGTCGGGGCTGCATCGTGCCGCATCGTTTACACGCATCACTTGATCTTCAGTGTCTTGACGTTGTCCAACAGCTTGAGATGCTGCGACAACTCACGCTTCAACTGCTCTGGTGCGACTGTCTTTTCTGCGACTGCATCCTGCTGCACGAATAGCCCTGCGGTTTTGCCCAACAGTTCCAGTGCTTTTAAACGTGATCCCTCTTGTTTGGCATCCTTGCTCAGTGCAACCAGTTTCCGCATCACATACCGTTTTGTACTCGCTGCGTCATCTGCAAGGTGTTCGATGGTCTCGTCCCATGCTGACGCGATCATGTTGGCAATGCGTGGATCGGCTGCAAGCTTGGATGCATTGCTACTGACTGCGCTATCGCTCATGCTGGTGTTATATGCCTGACGATAAGCTTCTCTGCGGGTTTTGCCTTGAATGACCAATGTGGCGAACAGTCTCTGCTGCTCTGTCAGTGGTTTGATGTTTGTCTTACGTCTCTTAGGCGGCAATGAAGCCGCCATCTGTTCCGCTTCGCTATCGTGCCCCGGCGTGTTGTCATCCTTGCAATCATCCTCTATCGCACTGTTTGCTTCCTCAAGTGCCGCCAGATAATCATTTTGCGTTGTCTTTTGCATTTGATATCGCCTCATCTGCTACTGCAACCAGCACTGCGGCTGCACTTACCTGTTTAAACCCTCGTTCACATTATCCACAAGCTTATCCACAAGTGCAAGCTTGTCAACCATCTTGATTTTGTTGCCAACAACACAAATGCCCCTGAGACGCGTTTACAGCCTCTCTGAGCGTTTTTTTCTCTTCAGGCTACCTACCCCTTACCCGCTCCGCGTTCGTTGAACCTGCGAGGTTTTTTTATCCTTTGACAACAAGTTATCCACAATTGCTGCTTTGCATACCATACATAGAACGTATATCTGCTTTGTTGCCTTTGATGCAAGCAAAATAAATAGTCGTACACTAGCAAATAGTACTTGCGTCAGTGCTAGTACAATGATCTAATCCGCTTTGTAGCAAGTTCATTTAAACGTAGCAACTTTGACAACAGGGGATTTTATGGAACTGCACCTTTACACGCAACTGACGCGCAAGTATCGCCTCGGCTGGTCTCACCTTGATGAGTCCGAATACACCGGAACTGTCAAGATGCTGACCCCGCGCAAACTGTCTGACGATGGTATCGATGGTCATACATCGATCACCCGCGTTATCGCCCCGGCTGCGCTCCGCTCTGTCGATCTGACAGATGCTATTGAAGATACGCTCACAACCAGCCGTTGCCAGCATGAGCATGATTGCTGCGGCTGCGCCACTACCCACGCCTATGCTCGCCGGGTATCGCCCCGCGAATATTCGGTGTTCCTGTCCACCTACTACAACGTCTGAGGTTATCATGTTTACAACACGCGAAGAGTGGCTCACGGCTGCGGTCTCTGAATTGAGACCACTGTTTGACCTATGGTCTGCACCTGTACCTGCCAAGGTGCGCGTCACCTGTGGTTTCCCATCGAATGCGCGGCGATCTGGTGCTATCGGCGAATGTTGGGCTGACACTGCATCCGCTGATAAGACGTTTGAGATTCTGATCTCGCCCACGCTGGATGATCCGCGCAGGGTGTTTGACGTTTTAGTACACGAACTCTGCCATAGCTTGCCGGGCGCACTGAATCACGGCACAACCTTTCAGAAGTGGGCGGCTGCAATGCACCTTGTGCCCACTGGCGGCGGCAAACAGGCATGGAAGGCAACCGTTGCTGGCGCAGGGTTTGATGGAGCATATGGCGCGATCATTGCTGGTTTGGGTGCGTATCCTCACGCAAGCTTGTCTCTCACTACCCGCAAAAAACAGGCAACCCGGATGCTCAAGGCAATCTGCCCTAGTTGCAAATACACCATCCGCTTGACCGCGAAGTGGGCGAAGGTTGGCTTGCCTACCTGCTGCTGCGGTGATCTTTTCAATCTGACATCCGAGGGGGAATAATCATGGGTTATAAAAACACATACGAAGCGGTGCTACAGCAACCCCTTGCAACCGTTAAGGCTGCATACGAGCAACTGCTTGGCAATACTATGTCCACCAAACAATCGGCGGCGGCTGCACTTGCCTCTGCCGTTGACGCAGGGCGCATCACGCTGGATCAGATCAGGGCGGCGATCCCCAACGCACCATCCGCGCCCGTTACCAGCGCGGCAATTACCAGTGACCTAATCAGCGATCTGAAAAAAGATTCTGTTGCTATGAATCAGGATTTATTCAGTCTGACCGGGCGCGTTGC